GAAAGGCTAATTATTACCAAGAGAAGGCTATCAACAAGGTGCACCTTTGACAACATCCATTTTATAATCTGCTAAGAAGGTATACTAAACCTACTACAAATGAGGTACGACTCTTGGTTTTTGATAGGTGCGACCTATCCGAAAAATAAAGCCCAGCTTGTGCTAACTGGGCTGAATAAACTTATACTAACCACCATAAGAATCGTACTATCAGTAAAATAAAGACTATGCACAAATAGCCTGTTAGGACATCTTCTAAGAAGTCCATGTTCTTCGCCTTGCCTCATGCAAAGCCATCTTTTCCGTTGGGAACTCGTCCCTACTAATTCCTATCGTACAACCAGACAAATTTACTTTAAAGACATACCACTCAGTTGTTGTCATTAATAGTGTCATCACTTACTCCTTGTTCTTTTAATAGTTTAATTACATCACTATAACCTTCTTCAACTCCTCGTAGGAATCCAAGATGGTTCATGTCCTCTAAAGAGTATCTATCAAATCCCCATCCATCTCCATCGCCTTCCATATTGAACCTGTTATACTCTTTGTTAGCCTTTTCTTTTAGCTCTACTAACGCTTTTAATAAACTTTCCATTTTATCTCCTTAACTCTTAAAGTTTTCATGTTTTAGGTACAGTAACACAAAGGCAATGCATGGATTAAAGGGAACTCATGTGAGTCCCCTTATCCATTACCGATTAGTTGGAGTTATGCTGTGCCTCCATGATTGCCTTGAATCGACCTCTTGCGATGCTGGAACGCTCAACTGTAGTCAATGCATCCTCCTTATCCTTATGGACAATGTATTTGACCTGTGGGCTGTATGCATCGCTGTTGTTAGCATTCCCAACGACTGGCTCTGAACGATTAGTCCATTGCATATCATCAGCCCAAGCAGTAAGCTCTTGTTTCACAGCAGTCTCTAGCTGAAGATTGCCCTCTGGTGCATAACCAGTGATACGAGTACACTTAGGTAACTCTTTGAGCTGTTCATCAGTAATGGCATCTGCTGTACCATTTAGCTTAACAATAGGTTTCTCACTACCTTTCTTATAAAACATTAGTGTCATTATTCACTCCTTATTAGTTATTTAATGTGTTAACTGTTATCTATTAACTGTAAGGGACACAGTTGAGTTGGTAGCTGTGCTGGGTGCAACCAAACGAGTTTTTTCAACGAGTTTGCACCCCACAGCCAACCAACCTGTGGGGGGTGGCAAGTGGATATATCACCCACACCCATTCTAAGCCTAATTTTCAAAATTCCCCCATTGTGATACCCCCATACGCCTGTTTTAGTATTGCCTATGAAGTTTGAACGATGGAATAAGGATACAAATAAGTTTGAACTGGTTGAATTATCACCAGAAGAGTTTGAAGAACTCCTGGCTGGTTTTTCTATTGCAGAATGTGAATGCCTTATCGAAGACAGAATAGAGGCTATGGTAACGGAAGTAAGGCTTATTTTAGACGAAAACAAATTTTTTTACAAATATGATTAAAAAAGTGTTGACAAACCCCCTATTACAGTTGTTTTTTAACAGTAGTAGTACTACTACAGTAATGTTAGACTGTTATATATATATACACTACTGTAATGTAGACTACAGTAGTAGTACTACAGTATGAAGGTCACCTTCAAACAGGGAAGAAAACACCCCAAAGACAAGATAGTCTTGTATAATAATGTCCCCATGACGTTTTATGACTGGATATTGATGGGATTACAGTTTTTTAAGAATGAGGACAACATTTATCCCCCACCAGCACAAGGTGGTAAGTATTTATTAAAAGCTTTAATAGAGATATGCCTTAAAGGACATATGGATACTGAAACCTTAAACCGATACAAGATACCAATACCACCCAATGAAAGCCATAGCCACCCTAATAAGCCTGTTAGTCCTCTCTGAATGTAATGAATACACCATTGGAGGCTACGAATTTGACCAAGAAAGAGAGTTTATATCTATTTACGACCAAGATTCAACAATACATACGTACAAATACATTGAACTGGGCGAAGAAAACTTCTGCCTAGAGCATTGGAAGTATGAAACAGTAACTAAAAATGGATTACATAACAAGAAAACTGAAGATTAACGATTGGCAAGATGTTACATACCTTGTTATGACGGAAAAAGAGGCAAAAGACAAGGATTTGGAATATGTTCATTGGAAAGATGCCCAAAAAGGGGATTTATGCCTTTCAGATGACGGATATGTAACCAATTGTATAGATAGAAAGCAATATAAGAATGCTGAACAGGTAATAACGCCATATGGTAGAATGTGGATTAGTAAACGAGCTAAGCTTTTGTACGAACCTCATCGAAATACAGGCGAATATTCTCAATGTGGCACTCTGACATGGGAAGAACGAGAAAGTCGCACTACACGTACAAAAAACGCTGTAAATCTATATGTACAGATGATGATGCAGACTGGAAAAATAGACTGGTATCAATTAGGTAAAGTATATAGGGCTGACCAACAATCCCCAGATGCAACAGTAAAAAGATTATTTAAAACAGAGAAGGTGAAATTAATGGTTGACCAGAAAATTCAAGACTATTTAGATGAAAGAGACATGAATCAAGGAGATGTGCTTGATATTATCTCTGAAGCTATTGAATTAGCCAAGAATAACGGAGACCCTAGCAATATGCTACGTGGTGCAGAGCAATATATACGAATTATGGATATGTTGCCCTCTAAAAACACACAAACAGATACACTACAAATTGATGTAACAAAAAAGATACTAGACGAGATAGAAACAGAAGAATCACGTCAGTTAACGCTTGAAAGGAAAACGGATGAAGTATGAAGTTGGTAATCGAAAAAGAAAAGCAAAGACCAAACCCAAAAGAAAAAAGACACGTAATAGTCGAAGCAAATCCAAAAGATATTAAAAAGCTTGAGTCATTTATACGTGTAATGCAAGATGTGGCAGAAGATATGGGTTTACACGCCTATCCAGACACAACTGAGTATTTAATGGGTGCAGACTATTGAAAAAAGGCATTTATATATTTTTTGCCTTATCGCTGTTTACTTGCCAGGAAATAATTGTAGAAAAAGAAGAAATACCTTTTGAAATATATTATTCTTCAGTTAGTGTATGCGATTGCTATAAAAGTGGAATGTCTGTGTTAACTGGTCTTCTTAGAACAGAAAACAATAGTTATAGAACATTGTTTCAAGAATTACGTATGAATTGTTTAACAAAGTATGGTACACAGTTATTTACCCCATCGTTATGCAATTTTCCAGATAGTCTTCAAATGCTACAAGATAGTTTATATATGTTAGGAATTGATATTAATGGATAAAAGAGAACATAAGGATATTCTTCAGAAGTTACGTGCAGATATGATGTTATTTGGAAAAGTATGCATTCCCAATATGTTTTCTGCAAAATCACCAGACTTTCACTATGACTTAGCAAAACATATTACTGATTATAGCAATAAGCAGATAAATATTATTGCTCCAAGAGGTCATGCTAAATCTTCTATAGTAGGTGGTATTTTGCCTATGCATCATCTTATGTTTGGAGAAGGGAAAAAATTAATTGTTTTATGCTCCAGAACCCAAGACCACGCTGTTAAACTGTTAGGATTAATTAAAGATACGCTGGATTATAGCGAATCCATGAGACAGTTGTTTGGGTATTGGGGGTCTCATTCAGCTAAAAGCTGGGCAAAGACAGAAATTGAACTGAAGGATGGGTCTATGGTGCTGTGCAAAGGGACAGGTCAGCAGTTAAGAGGAATAAAAATAGGGAACCAGAGACCTACGCTCATCATCGTAGATGACCCAGAGGATGAAAATAATACCAAAACAGCCGAGGCGATGGAGTCGAATTTAAGATGGTTGCTACAATCGGCTGTTCCTTCAGTAGACCCACGTAAAGGTAGATTGATTATCATTGGAACACCACAACATGAAAGATGTATGGTAGAAACCTTAAAAGAAATGAAGGGATGGAAGAATCTGGAATACAAACCAGACATGAATAAGGGAGTTGCTTTATGGGAAGATTGGTGGTCTATTAAGAAATTAAAAGAAAAAATGGCTGAATTGGAGTCTATTAACAGGTTATCTGTATTCTATCGAGAGTATATGTGTGAGATTGTTGGAGATGAAGACCAGTTGTTTAAAGCAGATGACTTTAGGTGGTATAAAGGGGAAGTGCATTTGGATAGTCAACGCCAAGCGTATATAAACATGACAGAACCAGAGCAAAGGCAAATCCCTATAAATATTTTCACAGGAGTAGACCCAGCGAGTTCTACGAAACAGACAGCAGATTATAGTGTGATATTCAATATTGGTGTGGATGCAGACGGAAATCGGTATGTATTGCCTTATTATAGGAAAAGGGCTACTCCTTTGAATTTAGCAGAGGCTATTGTAGATAACTTTAGAAAGTATCGTTCACAAAAAACTCGAATTGAAAGCGTAGGATATCAAGAGATGCTACGTGAATATGTGATTAAAAGGTGCGAACAAGAGAATTTGTTCATTCCTGGCTTAAATGTAAAAGAAAATCCCAGAACCAATAAGTCACGTAGACTGGAATCACTTCAACCTATCTTCGCAAGAGGTCAAGTCCACATGGACAGGAATATGCAAGATTTGGTTAATGAACTACTATTATTTCCAAGAGGAAAGCACGATGACCTTTTGGATGGTTTTTATTACGCCAATAAAGGATGTTATGAACCTCATCACGAAACACAGGAAGAACAAAAACACGTATTAGGCATGAATATGAGAAAGGTTGTGGATTGGATGACAGCTTAGTGTTGCGACACCCCCTGTCCTCTGGGATATCTTTCGTGCAATTTTATGCCTTTAGAAGTAAATCCAGAAGTAACAAAATCCGAAGACCTTCTCCATGACTATCATGCTCAGCGTTCAGAATGGGCTTCACAAGCCATGGAAGACGATGAGTTTCGCAACAATTCCCAATGGACACCTACACAGGTAAAGGTATTAAAGGGCAGAGCACAAAGCCCTATTACAGATAATGTAGTTCATCCAGCAGTTGAACAAGCAAAAGCACTCTTAACTGCAAACAAACCCAAGTTTCAATCTACAGGAAGAGATGATAGTGATACAAAAGTTGGAAGGCTTTTTTCAGATATCATGTCGTATATATGGGATATCTCTAATGGAAACGGAGAATTAAAACAGGTTATTGATGATTACTACGTAAAAGGGATGGGGGCTATGGTAGCCTATGTAGACCCAATGATGGATTTTGGCAGAGGAGAAGTCTGCATAAAGTCTATAGACCCATTTGATTTATTTATTGACCCAGCATCTAGGGATACATTTTGTAAAGATGCAAGTAACATTCTTATTTCTAAAGTTTTAACAGAGGAGCAAGTCAAAAATGCCTATCCACAAGTAATGCAACCAGATGAAGAAGGCAATACTCTTCTGCAATCTATGACAATGAGTTCAGATACAAACTATCCAATTTCTCAAAGAGATAGTACAACTCTTGACCAACAAATTGGGCCAACTCCTAACGAGTCTGATTCAAAAACATATCAAGTAATAGACCGATATGAAAAGGTTCAATTACCTTTTTGGCATTGCATGGATACAACCAATGGGAATGAATTTATTCATTCAGATGAAGACTACGCTGAATTCTTACAGCAACCAGCAGTTATTGTTGAGTCTTCAAATGGTATTCAGCACGTTACGGACAAATACAAAGTCCAAGAAATATTACAAATGTATGAACAGTTAGGTTCTGTCTTCCATTTAAGACTAGACCCCCAAACAGGTCAACCTACCCCTGTATCTGGTGCTGAGCCAGAAGGTGAAGATGAAACTGTTATACCAGAATCCACTACAGAAATAACGCCTATAACTATCCAAGAATTAGAGGCAAAGGGAATTGTTGTTTGCAACAAGGTATTAGTAGATAGGATAAAACGTGTGCTTTCAGTTGGAAGGGCTTTATTGGCAATGCAGATAATGGATATAGACGAATATCCAATTGTTACGCTGATGAATAGGCATAATAGAAATCCATATCCCATGAGTGATGTGCGATTTATAAAGCCAATCCAAGAATATATAAATAAGATAACGTCACTTATTATTGCTCACGCTAGTTCTTCGACAAACACTAAGCTACTTATACCAAGAGGCTCAATGAACAGAAGGCAACTCGAAGAAGAATGGTCAAGAGCTGGTACTGGCGTTATTGAATATGACCCAGAACTAGGACAACCTATTGTCGCTGGGCCAGTCCCTTTGCCTAACGAATTATACAAGAACAGAGAAGATGCTAAACAATCTATTTATCACATACTTGGTATCCATCCACTTCAGAGTGGTGACCCAAGTTCTGCCCCAGCTACATACAAAGGTACTGTGGCTATTGACGAGTATGCACAACGTAGGATTAAATCTAAGCTGGATGATATTGATGGGATGCTTAACCAGATGGGGAAGGTAGTTGTAAACCTAATCCAACAGACATACACAGATGAAAAAGTAATTCGTCTAATGAAGCCAGATGGTACTGAGACAGAACAAACATTAAATGGCCCTATATATGATGATTTAACCAATGAGTTAATTGGAAGAGTGAATGATGTCACAATAGGGCAATATGATTTAATTGTAGTAAGTGGCTCCACATTGCCATCCAATAGATGGGCAAGATTTGATTATTACATGAACCTTTACGAAAAGGGAATAATTGACCAACAAGAAGTACTTAAACAGACAGAAGTTGCAGATACGGAAGGCGTTCTCAAGAGGACGAGCATTATTAACCAGTTACAAGCACAAGTTCAACAGCAAGAAGAACAAATCAAAGAACTGGAAGGAGACCTTCAAACAGCACAAAGAGAATCTGTCTCAGATAGGAAAAAAGTTGAAATTGAAAAATTCAAGACCAAGCTAACGAATTCAGCAAACAAAACGGAAAAAGCAAGTCAATTGTACGAAGCACGTTTGCAAGATGAACTTAGCAAAGTCAAAGATGAAAACAGGGAAATACAAGCACAACAAATAAACCCAGTTGCTGTCTAATGACAAATTGGGAAGGAGATAAAAATGGCTGATATAAATGACCCAAGCGTTGCTGATGTGCAAGACCCAAACGTAGCTGATGAAGCTATCGAGTATTGGGGAACGCCACCAAATGCAGAAGTCAACCCAGAAACCGAGCAACAGCCTGTTGAACAAGCTGAAGCTCAGCCAGAAGGTGCTGGTGACGAACAACAACGTTATCAGTATTGGCAATCACGGTACGACCAAAAGGCAAGTGAATTTGATACCATGAGTAAGAAATTAGCTGAGTATGAGAAAGTAGCTCCAATAGCAGAGTACATTCAAGAAAACCCAGATATACTCAAAGGAGTAGCAAAGTCACTTTCTGGTGATACCCCAGAGGTTCCCTCGCAAGAGAAATCTATGGAATTACCAAAGAAACCGACACGTCCAACCAAACCAACTAACTACGATGCAACTGAAGCGTATATGGATGTAGATAGTGCCTCTTACAAATACAGAGCAGAGCTTGATGAGTATAGAGATGGAATGATTGATTATCAAGAAAGTATAGAACAACAAAGAATACAGCAGTTACAGGCAGAACAGCAGAAGGTTCAGCAAAGACAAGCTGAATATCAACAGCAACAAGCTGTTTCAGATATGAAGTATCGTCTTGTAAACGAATATGGATACGAACAAGGTAAGGCTGATGAATTCTTGAATTTCTATAGTTCCCCAGATTCCGTTACCCTAGAAAATCTAGTCCAGCTTGACAAATTAAGACAAGCACCTACTCCAGAGCAAGTTGCAACTAAACAAAAAGTCCAGGCTATGCAAAATGCAAAAGAAAGAATGAAAGTTCCTACACCTACTGCTGTGCAGACAGGTAATGCAGAACCTCAATATTCTGAGCAAGATTTGTTTAACATGGGCTTAATGCTAAATAAAAAGTAAATATCTCTAGGAGGATATAATGGCTACAACAGATACTACAGTAGTAGGGGCTAAGAATCTTGGCTCAAGTGGCGTACTCTATGACGAAAGAAGAGACTTTTACATTAGCCCACAGGTTGTTAAAGAACTTTGGACGGATGTAGCACCTTTTCTTACTGTCGTTGCTAATCAAAACACGATTAGTGGTATGGCTGACCCTACTTTCAAAATGTTTGAACACAGAAACCCATGGCAAAAGCAAGAGCTAACAGTCGATGCTACTCTTGCTGACAAAGTTGCTTCAGCAGAAGGATTAGTCGTTGGAAAAAACCTAATTGGTTTAGAATGCGAAGTTTGGAGTGACTCAGTTGCAGAAGCAGAAGGTGAAGCTTTTGTAAATGACAACCTTAAAAATGAGGGTGTTATTTTGATTACTGGAATCAATGCTGATGGTACTGCTATGACTTACGAAACTCTATCTTCAGATGCAATAACAGTAAAGGTAGGCGATAAGCTTTCCGTTATTGGTAATGCACAGGCTGAAGGAAGTGGCTCACCAGTCGCTTGGAGCGATGATTTATCAGTCGTCTTCAACCAATGCCAGATTTTCAAAACACCAGTAGAAGTAACTGGAACATTGTTACAGGCTTCTCTACGTGGAGAATCAAAGGAATTGGCTAGACTTCGTGACCAGAAGGCTTCTGAGCATAAGATTCAAAAAGAAAGAGCTTTTCTATTTGGGGCAAACCCAAAAGGAATTGAATCTGGATTTGCTCAATTGGAAGATGTTTCAATTGATGGAATGGCTGTTCGTACAACAATGGGTATCATCCCAGCGTTGGAAAAGCACGGAGTTTCTGATGCTAACTCATATTCTCAGAATATCTTTGGCATAGATAGTTCTAGCAATGGTGGTTATGACTACAAATCGTTTGTAGAGCAAATGGAAAAAGTATTCCAGTATGTACCAACTGCTGGAATGAAACGAGCCTTTGTAGGTGCTGGTGCTCTTGGGTACTGGTCTACACTTGGGCCAGACAACTCTTTCTCTAAGAATTCTGGCTGGGAAGTCGGTCTTTCTGATATGAAGAGAGATGCTCTTGGTTTTAACTACAGAATGCTTGAAACACCTCATGGAATGTTGCAGTTGATTCCAACTCCAGCTTTACGTGGAAGGTACAACAAGTATATGCTAGTTGTAGATGACTCGAATCTGTTCCATGCTCAGTATAGAGCACCACAGTTTCAAGCTTCTATCCAAGCAAATGATGCTGATATTGTGAAAGACCAGTATATGTCTGATGAAGGCATTGGTATTTCAATGATTGAATCTCATTCATTGTTCAAAATATACTAATAAGTATGAGACAAGGGGGCTGTCTTCGGATAGCCCCCACTTTGAAATATGGCAAACTTTAAAACACAAATAGAAAACATAGCTGGGAAAACAGCAACAGTTGGAGCAACTGGTCAGAATGCATACAACGAAATGATAAATAATTTCTTAAAGCAGTCTGCTAGAGCAGTTCTAAATCTAATGCCAGATGATGTCCTTATTAGGGATAGTATTAAAACAAATATTACAAGTGATTCTGGAATAACAGTTACGGATAAAAAAGTAGTTAAGGTAACTAGGGCTGGTCATGGTTGCATAGAAATGCCATTAGAAGAAAAAGCACATTTACAAGCCAATAGTGGCAGTATTAAAGAACCAACCAAAAGAAGTCCTGTTTATTACATTGAGGGTCAAATAACTACAGGTGGATTCTTATTTATAAAACCAGACCCTACTGCAACAGAGCAAGGTCAATTGGATTTTAATTTATATCCTTCTCCTTTATACAATGAAGACTCTATAGACAATTTTCCAGATAGAGCAGAATATGCTGTTGTAATTGGTTCAGCAATAAGATTGCTACAACATAAAATTAATAAAATGATACATGAGGATGAGGATATTGAACTTACTTCTGTAGCTCAACAAGAACTGCAAACAGTTACCATGATGTATCAAGATGAAATTGCAAGGTTGAATGGTAGTGCTGGGATGGCACAGCCTCAACAGGGGGGTGAATAATGGCTCAAAGTAATCCAACAACTACAAATGCACCTACAGTTACCTATTTAGATGAGAATGGAAATGAAATTACAGTTGCTTATGGATATGGTATTACCCAAGAGCAGATGGTTGAATTGGTTCGTACACATCATCCAGAAATGCTAGAAAAAGAAATTAGAGTGTATTTAAACCAAGCTTTACGTGAGTTTACTAAAAAAACAAAGATATTAAGAGGGGTATTCCAAAAAGCAATTACTGAGGGTGTTAGGTGGTATCAAATTGACGATGAAATTGTTTCTATTAATAAAGTGTTTTTTAATGGAAAGGCTATTCAAAGAAATCTTACCCCACCAGAAAATGAGGACTTAGACGTATAATGGCAAAAGTATATTGGATAGATAAAGATGCTATAGCTGTAGGAGATATTGATGCACAAGGTAATGTAACTGGGCCAACTGCTGGGACATTATCTTTACATTGTTCTCGTCACGATGCACCATTTGTTGGCGTAGACATAGGAGTAAATAATTCTGCTGGTGTGCGAATAGAAATTGGAATGCTACAATCTCCAGTTGTCCCAGTTGAATACCATGAGGCTTTAACATATAAAGCCATAGCACATGGATATGAGAAAAAAGGTGAGTTAAAAACTGCTGATTATTTTCATCAAAAGTTTAATATGGCAATAAACGAGGGTAAACAAGAATCAAATTCTGCAAAATCTGAAGAAAGCCCTATTTCAATCATACCAAGGGATTATTAATGATAAAAGATATTGTGTCTACAAATCAAGGCATTAATACAAGGTGGGGGCAAACTCACCAAGGATGGGCAAGAGGAACAGAGAAATGGGCTAGTGCTACAACTAGAGAACTTAAAACTATTAAAGCAGAAGAAGCAGTTGTAAAGCAAACAGTAGCAGTTTCTCAATCAACATTAGGGGGATTATAATGGCTGGGTTAAGAGAATTTACAGTAGCGAATACTTATGCAGATTTATTGACAGTACTTGATAGAAACGCTCCAAATACTGGATTAGATGATAGGCCAAAAAGAGTATTTGATGGAGAGGGTATTTCAAGCCCTTTATTTTTAAGTACTACAGCAGTAGAGATAGCTGGGGGATTATCAGTTACTTCTGGCGTAACGATATCAAATGGCAATATTTCATCGAATGGAAGCTTTTCTTTTAAAAGCAATGGAACAGAATTGTTAAACATCAAAAGTGATGGGACAATACGTGCTATTAATGTTAGCACAGCACCAACGAATCCACAGGCTGGAGATTTGGTGAACTTGAATGGTCATTTATACATGGCAGTATAAGGGCAAAATACAAAATAAGGAGACATATATATGGCAACATATAGTAAGGTGGTCGTCGAAGATTCGGCTGACCATATAGCACAAACTTCAGCCAAAGCTGATAAACTTGCTACAGCAAGAACATTAGGTGGCGTAAGCTTTGACGGAAGTGCAAATATAAATTTACCTGGAGTGAATGCTGGAGGTAATCAAGATACAACTGGTAATTCTGCTACTTCAACTAAACTAGCAACTGCAAGAGCTTTTTCTGCAAGTGGTGATGTAGGAACATCCTCTGGTGTAAACTTTGATGGTAGTGGAGCAGTTGCATTGGCATTGTCTATTGGAGCTGATAAAGTACTTAACAGACATTTAGCAGATGCTTCTGTACAACCAGAGCAGTTCAACGATGGAAGAGGTAATTCAATAGGAAATGGTACAAATGGACAGTTTCTACAAACAAGTGGTGATGGTGGAATGGGATGGGCTACAATGCCTTCTCCAAATGATAACACTATTACATTATCTGCTGGTAATGGTTTATCTGGTGGGGGAGACTTTACAGTAGACCAATCTTCAGATGAGACTATTTCTTTTGCTTTGGATGCAAGTGTAGCTGGTACAGGTCTTGGACATAGTTCTGGTGTGCTATCTGTTAATGCAACACAGGCAATTACAAACATATCTGGAGACCTAGCAATTGCTGGTGATTTAACAGTTAGTGGTGCAACAATTACTACAACTACTGAAACATTAGAAATTGCTGATAATACTATGCTATTAAACTCTGATGCTACTAGAGCAGAAAGTGCTGGTTTAATGGTTGAAGTAGATAAAGATACTAGAAGTGCTAGTAAACCAGTAATGTTTTATGATGCTGGTTCTTCATCATGGAAAATGGGTGTTACAGCAGATAGCTTTGCTAATGCTACAAAGACAGCCAGTATTTCATCAATTGTAAGCAATAGTTCGTTAGATGCAAATGATACTTCTGTACCAGTTGGTGGTATTCAAGAAGTAAGTGGAGTGATGTACATAAGAACATCTTAATGTCTAAGTACAATCATAAAATGGACACAAATAATCCCAAGCCCCCAGTCAATCTGGGGGTTAGGGATACAGATTTTTTATTAAAATTGTTGGCAAAGTCAACATTTGAGGGGCATGAAATTGAACAGGCATACGCTGTTATTCAAAAACTTGGAGAAATGCATAGGAGGAACCTTGAAAGTTGATTTAGTAGATACAGAATTAAATATTTTAGTACAAGCAATGGCAAGTGCTACCATAAAAGGGTCAAATGCTATTGAGTTTGGAAAGTTATTAGATAAACTGCAAAAAGCATTCGAGAAGGAAGTAGCTAAACAAAATGGCTAGTTATAAAAGAGTAATACTTAAATCAGATAATATATCTGAATTAACCAATGATGCTGGATATATCACATCAGTAGGTAGTGTATCATGGGGAGATATTAGTGGGAAGCCTAGTATCTTTATGCATGACTATGCTACTGTTACTGGTAATCCAACGTTTGCTGGTACAACCACATTTACTGGAGATATATATACAAGTGGTCACATAAGACCAACAGATGGAGTTCTTACCTTATATGACAATACTAGTGGCTCATGGGGTAGATTATCTGCACAAGGAGTTAACCTTGGAGATTGGTATAGACAGCCTACTTATGGACAAATTGCTGTTGGTGCTTACACTTTTAGGGTATTTAAAGGAGATAGTAGTAGTTCTACAACATTAGTTAGCGTAAATCAATCTGGTGTTATGCAGTTAGGAGATGGTGGTAATTCTACTAATTGGAATACTGCATACAGTTGGGGAAACCATGCAAGTGCTGGATATTTAACAGCAGTACCAAATGCCCTTGAACTAAAAACATCTAGTGGGCATATAAAGTTTTTTGATACAGACGAAGGTGATACAGCAGATTATTTTAGACTAGAAAAAGATGGTGGTAGACTGCGATTAGACTTCTACGATAATAGTGCTGGTGCATCAAGTAACAATATTTTTATGGTTGGAGATGATGGGCAAGTTAATGCTAAGTCATTTTTTGCAGATTCTCAAATGGCTATTGATGGAGTAGGGTTTAATAAAAGCAACCTACTGAATTGGAATACAGCGTATAGTTGGGGAGACCATAGAGAAGCTGGGTATTTAACTAGTCATCAAAGTTTATCCAATTATGCAACTTTAAATAGTACAAATACATTTACTGGAACAAATCTATTTAGAGACACAACAACACAAATCCAAAACACTACAGCATGGAGTGGAAAAGCAACTTTAGGATTTAAAGTTACTGGAACTGGTAGTTCAGATTTTTATGGAGGTATTCAACTTACTAGGCAAGGTTCAAGTGGATATAACTCTCAGTTAGAATTTCAGACCTCTATATATAATAACAATTTAAGAACTGTTATGACTTTGAATTCTGCTGGTAGTTTGCATTTAGATGGAACTGTTTATGCCAATGGAGTAATTGGATTAAATAGTGGTGGATTTGCAATAGGTAGTATTGCGAGTTATAACAGAATAGATTTTCAAAGTGGTACATTTAGAACTCTATTTGCTAATGGTTCTATTGCACCCTTACAAACTGGTGACTTGAATGCATCAACGATTAATGCTTCTGAATCTACTTTTACTACTAGAGTTAATACTGGACAAATACGATTTACAGATAGCAGTAAAACATCGTTTAATCATTTAAATGTAGCACAATGGGCAACAGCATATAACTGGGGCAATCACGCTGATGCTGGGTATTCAAAATTTAGTGGTTCATATGACGACCTAACTAATAAACCATCATTAGATGGAAACATAGTATACAATCAAAATATTCAACCATTAAGTATAAGACAGTATTGGGCAGATAGTACCCCTGCTGGAACACAATTTAACAATGCTTTTTCTGCACCTAATGGTTCTAGCACAAGGGCAGTTTATTTTGATGGTGGTGCTGGTACATCAGCTGTATCTACTTGGTATGGTGTAGCAAATAAGCCATATGGTGCAATAGATGTAAGTCAATCTTTTGTATCTATTTGGACAAACAATACTGCTGGTACTTGGAAAAGAATGCTTGATGCACTTGGTGATGGTTCTTTAGTTAGAGCCAATGTAAACTTTCAATCAACAGGTGTTATTACTGCAAATGGTGGAAATTCAGACCAATGGAACACAGCTTATGGTTGGGGCAATCATGCTGATGCTCGATATTTAACATCACACCAAAGTTTAGCTAATTACACAACTAAAGGCAGTAACATATCTCAGTTTGCAAATAACTCTGGATATTTAACCTCAAGTGACATTATTAATTGGTCTAGATATGCTGTAATGAACGACACTAGAAGTACATTAATTGCACCTTATAGTGGTGGCAAACTTGCTAGATGGGATTTTAAATACAATAGTAAAGATGGATTAAATGATGGTGGTACATATCATACAGTTTTACAAGTTAATCAATGGAGTGATAATAGTGGAGGTAAATGCCATCAACTAGGATTTACTGATAATAACAATGTATGGACAAGAGTTAATAGTAATGATTCTACATGGGGTTCATGGACTAGACTTGCTCTTGCTAGTGAAATACCTAGTTTATCTGGGTATGCAACTCAGTCTTGGGTAAACAGTCAAGGTTTCTTAAAGTCAGAAACAGATAGCCAGACTCTATCTATCTCTGGCAAGTCACTATCTATAAGTGGTGGTAATTCTGTAACATTACCATCTTATAGCGATAGTGATGTTCGCAGTTTTATAGAAAGTGATGATGGTATTCGTGCTGTACGATTTGATTTCCAAAGTTATGACACATACTGGGATAGTGATGCTACCAATTCAAAAGAAAACAATACCCCAATGTCTATTAAGTTATGGGATTCTTATAACAACCTAGCCAAAAGTGGAACAGACAGTTATGGTACAATACTAGATATATATGGTCGTAGTGGGCATCAAAGAAATCAATTCTTTATGGGTAATAGTGGTTATATGTGGCATAGAAGTACATTTTATAATCAGGGTGGTTGGCAGAATTGGTACAAGTTTTGGTCAACAAAAAATTTAGAAGCAAATGTTGTAACCTCTCTTAGAGCAAACTACAATAAATGGCTAACAAGTCATCAAAGTTTGGCTAACTATGCCACTCTAAATGGTGTTCAAACTTTTTCAGCAAATAAAACTTTCAGTTCCAACCTATATGTAGGTGGCAATCTAGCAACAGATAGTATAACAAATTACAGAGGTAGTCAACCAGTTACGCTAAATACTGATAAAGTAATTATTGGTAAAACTGGGATTCAATCTGTACCTAATAAACTTGTATTAAGAGGTCATTCTGTTCCATATAGTGGGGGTGGATATTTATCTGGAGAGGGTTGGTTAGAATTTGATAGCAATGTTTCTTGGACTGGTGCACAAAGAAGATGGGCAATTACCAATGCTTATAATATGGGTGGTGGAGGAGCTGGAGAATTAGCGTTTCTAGTAGGAACTGATTCAGCTCAATATCCTACTTTGGGGACGAATGGTGCTTTATCATCTGTGGATGGAGAAAAGACAGTAGTAGGAATGAGGATAACTGGTGGTGGAGTTATTCATGCACGAACTGGTAATTCAGACAATTGGAACACAGCGTATGGTTGGGGCAATCATGCTAGTATTGGATATGCCACTTCATCAAATCCATATTTTACTGGTCACATAAGACTAACTGGTAGTGGTCGAATTATTGGTGGATTTGGTGCGGTAACTACTGCTGGAACTACAGATTGGAATCACGATACAAATGCAATTAGTGGTCAAGGATATACATTACTACTAGGTGGTGCTACAAATGGTCATGGTTTTGATAATGATTACTACCATCCATTTAATTTTGAATATGCTAGAAATGATGGCTATGGTAACATGACTCAACTAGCTGTGCCTTATAGTGGTAATGGGGCATTTGCTTTTAGGTCTCGTTATAATAATGTTTGGTCTAGTTGGAGAAGAATAATTGATACTGGCATCATATCTGCTTATGCTGATAAAACACCTTCATGGGTTCCAAGTTCAGACCCTGGTTATTTAACATCCTCTAGCACAATTAATGCAACGACATTAGGAAATATTGGCTTAAACCTAACTGGAGTTAATAATAATCCAAGTAAGGTTATGGCAACTGATGGAAATGGTTATGCAAACTTTGGCTGGATAAATACTACAAGTGGAAAATTTACTGGTACTCCAAATAGAATTTATGCATCAAGTGACCAGTACATGAGGTACATGACTCTTGAAGATTTTAGAGCTAGAATATTTGATGTATCTGGTGGTGGAGACAGTATAGGTACTACTGATGGTCAAAATTTTCATATTAAAACAAATGGTCAGTATAGAATATCTCTTACCAGTACTGGTGATATTGGTTTACTAGGCCCTACAATCCTTAAAACTAACAATACTAAATTACATGGAATAACAAGTGGTAGTGCAACTATAGGTTTAATAGGTGTTCGTTCAGACAATTGGATTGAGTTAGGAGAAAGTGGATTTAACCTAACAAGTAAAAGTCCTTTTTATGCTGAAGCTGATGCTTTTATACACAAAGCAACTCCTCAATTAGAGTTAAAAGATACTTCAAATAATGTTAGAGGATACATTGGAGTTAATAATGGTGTACTAAAAGTAGGTACTAAAGACAATGCTGGTTTTCATTTACAATCTAATGGAACTGATAGAGCAATTATATCAAATTCTGGTGATATTTCTTTAAAAGGTTATACAAGTATACAAAATCCTGGGAAAGGTTTATTTGTTCAAGCTGGTTATGAGTCTCCTTATACTCAAAATATTGCAGAGTTTAAATATGGTGGCAACAGTAACAGTATTATAATTAAAAATGTACTTGGTCAAGCAAGTATATCTACTAGTGGTACTAGTCTTCAATTATCTGCAAATGATAATGTTGGTTTAACATTAAATACAAATAAAAGTGCAGTCTTTGGTGGTGCAGTTGAGTCTGGCAGTCATCATCCTAGTGGTGATAGTACTGTTGATTTAGGGCATTCTGGTGCTAGGTGGAGACAGATACACGCTACCTATATGTATACTACTAGTATTTCTGTAGATGGTAGGTCAGTTAGTGGTGCCACAATAGACAATATTGCTCTAGGTGTTGGTGCAAACAGTTGGGGTAATCATGCATCTGTTGGTTACTATAAGAATGGTAGTACAATCAATATTTCAAGCATGACAAATTCTGGCTCGTATGCAATGGCACACGATTTAGAAATGACCAAAAAATTATACATTGCATTTGACCATGGTACTGCCAATCAGAAAGCAAATATATTCCTTGGTGGAGACAGATTTTGGGGAGAGATTATTGTAACTGTTGTTTCTGGTTACTCTCATCAAAATGCAAGTGGAGTTTTAAAAGTTTCTTATGGTCTAGGATTAAATCAGAATGGTGGAGAATATTCTAATGGATATACTACTTTAGCTTGTTCTGGACAGACTCCAAGTAACTTTTCTTTAGATGATGCTTGGAGATATGATAGTGGTGCAAAGGCATGGTATTTGGTAATTAGCCATTTAAACGCTAATGGAAATCAAGCTTATATAACTTTAGAGGCTAAAGCAAGTGGAAATAGCAATCAATATATACATGATGCTATTAAAGGTTCATTTGCTGGTTCTGTTTATACCAATACTAATAACTACCCAAATAGAGGATTTCAATATAGCAATAGCTTTAACATTAAAGCACCTAACCTTTTATTAGGTAGTTATTTAAACGCTGATAAAACAACTAATGTTGGTTCAAATGCTAATGGTATAACGATTGTTGGAGAACACGCTCCTACATTAAGTCTTTGGGATACATCTAGTAGTGGATTTCATTCTCATGTTTACCAAGTAGGCTCAGATATGACATTACGTTCTAGTGGAACACTTAGCTTACAAGTGGCTGGTGGTACTAGGGCAATGAGACTTAACTCAGATAAGAGCGTAACCTTTGATGGTGAAATTACATCATCTATGTTTAGGCTTAATGGAACCTCTGGCTACCCTAGAATTAGACAAGATAGCGACAATTTTTATATAGATACTTATGCAAGAAGTTCAGCATTACAACTAACTAATGGGGGCAATCTTCAAGTAGAAGGTGGTAATGCTAGAATAATAGCAAAGGGCAGTAGTAATGGGTATGTAAATGGTGCTTTTGTTACTTCCTCTATTGACATTAATAGAGGTGGTGGACTGTTCATGCACGATAGAGGCAATCAAAATGAATGGTTTTGTGGTAGACCTTATTCTAACAATGACCAATTTATTATTGCAAGAAATACTGGAGTAGCAGACCATTCTGGTGCAACAGCACAAGAAAGCAATGCAAGTTTTAAAATAGACAATAATGGTAATGTCTCTATTATTGCAAGTTCACCTCAAACAAAATATGTAAATGCTAGTGGGACTACATTAGGGTATGTGTTTGGAAATTCAAATGGATTTGGCTTACTAGCAGATAGTGGACATTGGGCATATAACATTACTGCAAATAGTACTCAGCATACTTGGAGTATAAGCAACGTTAATAAGTTGACGTTAACATCAACTGAACTAAGAATGGTTGGGCAAATTTCAGCTAGTGGTGGTAATAGTGCTAATTGGAATACAGCTTACGGATGGGGTGACCATTCTAAAGCTGGATACCAAACTGCTAGGTCTGATATAAGATTAAAAACAAATATATCCACTATTGAGACACCCCTAGACAAGATTAGTAAACTTCGTGGCGTAACGTTTGATTGGAAAGAACATACCACTAAAAATACTGTTGATACAGGTGGTGGTGTTATTGCACAAGAAGTTGAAAAAGTAATGCCAGAATTTGTCCATGATATTGGCAATGGTTCTGGAATGAAAACAGTAGACTATAACGGATTGATAGGTGTGCTAATAGAATCTGTAAAAGAATTAAAAGAACAAGTTAATAATTGTAAATGCAACTGTAACTGTAAAGGAGATTAAAGTGGCAGATAAATACACAAAGAAACATGATGGTATCGGAGATGCTGAAGATAAGTGGAAAGATGCAATCGTGGAAAAAGAGTTTCAACCAGCTAAAGCTAAAATGGAATTGTCATACAGACAGCTCGAAAATGAGTTATCTATGATAGCTGGGATGGAAGAGGCTAATGCAAAGCGTAAAGCTGAAATAGAAGCTGAAATGGTAAAAGTAAAAAAGGCTGTTGAAGCGTAAACACAAATCCCCAAAATGGGGAAAAGGAAGACACATGGCTAATCCCAAAAAAGAAAAAGAAAGGGTTATAACCATTGACGATGTTGATTACAAGTTCGATGATATGACCGATGAAGCAAAAATGTTAGTAAATCATGTTGGTGATTTAGATAACAAAATCAATGGTGCAAAGTTCAATCTTGACCAGTTGGCTGGAGGAAGAGATTTCTTTATGTCAAAACTGAATGTAGCTCTTGGACATAAACCACCAGAAGAGGCAGAGGTCGTTAATTAGGCTAATGCACAAATCAACTTCGGCTGTGTTTGGTGTCGCTGAACACAGCCAGAGGTTACAAAAGAAGGGGGCAGTATATAGTGGATTTTATGGCTTTGTACGGAGAAGCTGGAATGATAGGGGTCGTAGGGGCAATGTTTGTCTATTTGGTAGTGTCTTTGTCTAATAAATCAGCAAAGCAACAAGAAACATTAAAAGAATTAGAAGTGGAAAACAAAGGTCAATCCGAGACATTAGAAAATATGGAAGGTATAGTTTTAAAGCTTATTGACAGGTGGAATAAATCAGATGAAAAACTAGATAGAAAATTTGACGATTTAAATAGAAACATAAATGACCTGGATTCACAAATAAGTAGAGTAGAAGGTTCTCTCTCAAGAATTAATGGTAAACACTAATGGATAGTGTAAAAGTATCAGCGATATCGTTTGCCAATTATGGCATTCATTTAGCAGAAATAAATATGGTATTACAATTGATAGTGGCAATAATGACTATTGTCTATTTAGGAAATAAGATAAGATGGCAAAGGAGAAATAAATAATGTTAGCAAAACTAATCGCAGACGATTTACTGTCAGATGAAAATGGAGCAGAGATTATCGCAGAAATTAACAAGGCTGTTGATATACCTATTATCTCAGAAAAGACAGAAGCAAAAATACTGGAAGCTCTATGGAAGGTTATTAAAAGTGTATTACTCAAAAAGATTGGTATATAGTGCCAAGATTAGGCAAAAGAAGTAAGTCACGTTTAGAAGGTGTTGATAAAAGGTTGGTTCATCTTCTTGAAGAAGTAGTTAAATACTTTGACATTACTGTTATAGAAGGATTAAGAAGCCAAGAAAGACAGAATCAACTTGTTGCTGAAGGAAAAAGTAAGACAAAGTTCGGAAAGCACGTACAAGGACTTGCAGTAGACATAGCACCTTACCCAATAGATTGGAAAGCCAGAGATGACTTTCATTACCTAGGAGGATGGGTGTTATCTACAGCAAATAAATTAGGATATAAGGTACGTTGGGGGGGCGACTGGAATGCCAGTTCGCAGTTCAAAGGGCAAAGAACCACTAAGGACAATCGTTTCGATGACTTAGTTCACTTTGAATTATTAGACTAATGAGGAACTATGAAGATAAAAGAAAGAGTAGTCGTCTTCCCAGATGTACATTACCCACATCAAGACGAAAAAGCATTTAGATGTGCATTAAATGTCATCAAGGAATTAAAGCCTACAGGCTTTTTACTGTTAGGAGATTTCGTTGAAGGGTCTTCTGTCAGTCATTGGCAATGGAGTAAGAAAAAACGCCCACCTCTTGAGTACCAACTTCCGTTTATTGATAAAGAAATTGAAGCTGGAAACGTTGGTCTCGATAGGATTGATGAGGTATTGGACAAAGTTAAGTGCAGAAAAAAACAGTACGCTCAAGGAAACCATGAAAAATGGTTCGACCACTTTGTCGAAGAAAACCCATACCTTGAAGATTACCACTCCAGAACTGCATTCAGATTTGATGAACGTGGATACGAGTGGCATGACTATGGTGAAGTCTTTAAAGTGTTCGGAAGCAAGTTATACGCTTACCACGGAGGACACTTTATGGGAGTTGCCCATGCAAGAACTCACGCCTTACAAATGGGATGCAACATCATCTATGGTCACACACACGACAGCCAAAAAGCAGTCATCACCCACATTAGTGGGCCACACATGGCATATTCAATGGGATGTTTAGCCAATATGAAAAAGGATTTTCTTAAAGGCAGACCTACAAATTGGACTCATAATGTTGGATTGGTAGATATTTTTACCAATGGAAATTTTAATCTTGTAGTGTTAGATATAAATAATGGCATTACTTCGTATGGAGGAAAAGTAATAAGTGCCTAAACAGTCAAAAACAATGAAGGACTTTAGTGGAGGTATTGCTAAAGGAATTGATTCTTCATCTTTATTAGACAATCAGTTACAAGAATGTGAAAACTTTATAGCTGATGGTTTAGGTAAAATGACTGTTATTCCAAATGAAGGAATTGCTACAGCTAATGAATTACAAACTGAACTGCCAGATGGATTTAAAAAGAATATCCATGCTTGGTCAGCAGATATGAACTTAGCATCTAACATACAAGATACTACCAATATACAAGACCCTACAACTGAAGAAATACGTGAGCCTGTTAGAGCAACACTAGAGCTTTACTTTAGCCCTTTTCAATCAAGTTTAGCTTCTCCAGATACAGACCCTAGATGGTTAGTTATTAAAGATTCAGATAGAGATGAATATATTATTCAAACAGGAGTACCAAACTATAACATACAGTCATCCAGTTTGGCTATCTTTACAGCACAAAGCCCTAAAGCTTGTATTCAAGGATTAACATTAAATGCTCTAGAGCAAATGACGGATAGGCATTATGAAGATTATCGTGATGTGAATTCTTCAGATTATTGGGAAGACTATATTCATTATTCAGATTATAAAAGCCCTAGTATTCCTTGGCATTTTAAAACCATAGACAATTCAGATGTTAGACCAAGTGGAGATGCAGTAATTCCTGTTTCTTTTGAGCCAATAGGGGACAATGGGTTTGAAACAGACAGTACTGAAGCTTATCAAACATCAAGAGATTTTGTTCCAGACCCAGGAGAAAGATTTCCAGCGATATCTAACTTTTGGATTAATGGCCCCAGTAGGTCTTTTGAAGGTACTGGTAATGTATATGAAGATAATTCTGGAAGCCATAATGCAAACTCTAGAGACATATATCTTATGGTTCCAAGTCCAAACCCAAACGATAATGGATTTACAAAAGAATACCCTAATAAACAAAGGAATGGTGGTAATTTTAAAATAGGGAAAGTATCTAATGGTGGTTCAAGCTCTGCTGGAAACAATACATTAGAGTTTGGTTTTCAGCCAGAGTCAAATGATGTAGAAGTAAAAGATGAATATATGTATAAGATGGTAATGGAATGGGACTATTGGGGTGAAATGAATATCAATTTTCCAAACGAAGCCCCAGATGGGTACGAAAATTATTGTCATCAACATGGATATTTTCCTCTTAATGTAGGTACACAGTTAGCACAATTTGGTCAGCCTCATTTAAATATTGATGGAACAGATTTTACCTATTATCAATTAGCTGATTTATCTACACAACATGGATTAGAAAGACATCCTATTTGGAAAGGTGGTTTAGGTGCTGATGGAAAAAATTATACTGGTCAAGCTCCAGTAAAAAGGTCTGGTTCTTTTTATTTTATTAAACCTGTTACTAAAAGTTATGGTCAGTTTAGCAAGTGGAAATGGAGTTTATACAATATAAAATCTAATGAAACTGCTTTATACTCTGTAACTATTACGTATTATACAGACCCAGAACAAACAACAGAAGCTAGTATTGTAAAAGAATTCCAAACTATGTTAGGCAATACTGCATCTGAAATTAAAACAGGGCTTTTCTATGAATCAGACAACATTATAACAGGGACAGGAGACCACCAAATAAAGTTTGATGTGTTTGAAGATTCTGTTGAACTATACCAAGATACAGACACATTAAAAGCGTATGGTATTAAAAGCGTTGTACCAGCAAAAACAAATATTCAAATGCATGAAAATGTTTCTTCTGGACAGCGTTATCAACATTTAGTTTCTATAGCCAATGAGGATTCTATGGCTACTGTTTACTCAATGGAAAATGATGTATGGTTAGAGTATCAAATAGATTTAAAATTTATTGAAAGCGACTTTACTGTAGGGCAGTTTAATAGTGGCGTTACAGAAATACCTATCACTTCAAGTACTATACTTGCTCCAGTTGGTGACAATGTACTGGCTGGAAAGCAAATAAGAGGATATGGAATAGAACCTGGGACTAAAGTCGTATCTAATACTGATTCTACTGTTACAATTGATACTCCTACTACTCAAAATAACGAATCTAATAGTAATAAATATTATTACTGGTCAAATGACCAAAACGTAGATTTGTCTTTTGTGGATGCTGAAGGGTATTTATTTATAAGTGATTCAACATTTCATAATAATAATAAGCCACAATGGTTTGGATTTTTGGATTTAAACCACACCTATATGAATGAACAATTTGATAGTGAATCTAATAATTACAATGGCAATAACCCACAGGTTGAAATGGCTGTTGGATTTCACACGGATGATTTATGTCCTTCTCCATATAGAGTAGACCAAAGTAGTGGTCTCTTGGAAGATAAAAACACTCACAGAGTACATGAGAATGAACATTTATTTGAATATTTAGATGGTACTGAAGATGAATCTATTGTTGCAGATAGTGTTAATATAATAGGAACTAAAATTACCCACCCTTTGGGAGTCAATGTTCAGTATTGTTGGATTGATGGAAGAAGTGGAACAGGGGAAAGGTTAGATGGCTCTTTTACAAAGAAAGAACTTACCGAGTTTTATTTTTCTTATAAATACGATGGAGGTTTTACAAGTCAGCCACAACCTTTTTATGACGATGATGGCAATAGCTTTGCATCAGCTCCAACAGAAGATGCTTCAGCTTTAGGTATAAGTATTCAAATGGGCAACCAAATAGTAAGTGGTAAAGGTGATAATGATAGTTGGTCTGGGTTGTCTAGTAAAGATACTGTTCTTAATACAAGGTTAAAAGGTATAGAGATATATGCTAGGTTTACTTATACAGATGCAAACAATCTGTATTTAGTAGCTGAGATTGATTTAAATAAAGGTTGGAAGTCATTTGCTACTGGAACATGGAAACCATTTACTGTTAGAAACTCTAGTTCTGGAACTGTTTATTCTACAACAGGAAGTAGTAATGGTGGTTATGTTAATATTTCAGATGTTATTATATACAAATCAATGCCAACCTTTCAAAGTTTCTTTAATAAATACGAATTAGATTGGGATGCTCCTATTGGATTTACCAAAGTTGGCACAGGGTGGAAAACAGCCTGTGTATTTAATAGAAGAGCTTATTTTGGAAATGTTAGGATTGAAGGTAAAGATGGTTTACTGCATAACTATCCAGATGGAATATTAAAATCTTCATTAGGGAATTGGTCTACTGTTGGTGAGTCTAATTTAATTGAAGCAACTATTAATGATGGAGACGATATTATTGCCTTGCGAGTAGCTGGAAATAAACTGTGTCAATTTAAAAGGTACTCTCTAACTATAATGGGTGTTAAAACGCTTGAAAATGGTCAAAATCGTGAGGAAATAGAGCAAGTCATACATCATGTAGGCTTAGAGAATGATAACCAAATTTGCGACACTCCTTATGGTTTATTTTGGGTAAGTAGAAGTGGTATGTATTTGTTTGATGGAAAGCAATTAACTAAGCTAACTGAAAACAAGCAAGGTAGTACCATAAGTAAAAAGTCATGGGAAAATTTCTATGGTCAGCGTACTCATGTAGGATACGATGCATACTGGAATCAAGTTCACATATGCAAAGATACAGTAAACAACAACAAAAGTTTAATATACAGTTTTAATACCAGAGCTTTTACAGAAACAAACGAAATGTATGGTGGAAATAAAAAGACTGGATTTGTTACAGATAGAGAAGGGCATTTAATGTGGTGTGAACAAGTAGATGTTGGTACAAGAGGTTCTTCTTATTCGCCAAATCAAAACAGAAAGAAAACTAAAATGGCTGAGCAAACTGCTACTGCAATGCCACCAAATGATGCAGTAACCTAATGTCAGTAATATTAAAAACAACAGGGTCTAATCAAAGAGATATAACCAATGGTCAAATTGTGACCAAGTTATATGATTTAGGAGATGTAAGTCTCGTAAAAAAGTTTAGCTCATGTTTGATTACTTACAGAATGTGGGGTGGAGGAGTAAGCCCATTAAAGGTAATGTATCGAATTGATGAGCGTGGGTCTTTTAAAAATTTTAATGTTAAACCAGAAAATGTTCATTCAGCGTATGACAATGGGGCTAGGCTTTGCAGAACTGGTAATAGATTTAAAACTGCTGAGTTTGAATTTGATAATGCCAAAAAAAAGGGGCAAAGAGTTCAGATAAAGATTCAGTACAATACAAATATGGAATCAAGTAGTGGAACGGAAATAGAAAGATTTGAATTATCTGATGTTACTTTCACATATAGACCAATAAATAGGGAGTAGTTATGTCTTACAGGGCAGATGTAGCAAGATATTATAAAGAAGAGGAAAAAGCAGATAGGAGATATCAGCAAATTAATAAGTACGTTGTAGACCCTATGATGGAACATTATGTTGCTCCTAAAATAATGGATGCTTTAAAAAAGAGACAGAAAGGCAACACAGAAAAAGGTTTGTTGAAAGGTGAAATGGAAAAGGCTGTACCAAAGCCAGATGTTTCAGATGCTCCAAAATTTTTTGATGATACAGGTAAATACAATGTACCAGAAGGTATGAACCCATACAGGGCAAGTAACGCCATTGATGCTCCAATTGAAGCCCAAGAAGCTATGGCTGTTGCTGAAGAAGGTGGAGGTTTGTTAACAGGAGCTACTATGTCACAAACAGGTGGTGATTTAGTAGCTGGTCAAATTACAGGAAAACCAGAAGCTATTGGCAAGGGAATTACATTTGCTGGAGACACTCTAGCTAAAGTAAAAGGATTTGGTGATATAGGTGCTGGTTTAAGTAAAGCTGGAGCTAGTGTTAGTGGTGCAAGTGCCAAGGCTGGTACAGCGATATCTACTGCCCTTGCTGGTATGGGGCCAATGGGCTGGGTAGGATTAGGTTTAGTTGGCTTAACTGCTTATGCTGGATATTCTGCAAATAAAGGTGGCAACTATCAAAGAGGTAGTGGCCCAAGGTATGGAGCGTAAGATGAGTTATATCAAAGACTTAGAGAAAAAAGGTCGTCTAGGAGATACTAAAATAAGGCGTATAGATGGCGAACTTCAACACGTTAATAAACAAGAAGCTAGTTGGATTGACAACTATGGGTTATTAGGTGCAGAAATGACCAAAGCTCAAGGCTCACGAACTATTAACCCAGAAACAGGATTAAGAGAAAATATTGCTATACCTTGGTGGGTAGTACCAGCAATGATAGCTAGTGCTGGGGTAGCAACCTCAGATAAAGATGGATGGGGTAGAATTAATCCTGGAAATTGGTTTGGAGGAGCTTTAGGTGAATCAAAACTAGGTAAAGGATGGGACAAGTACGTTGGTCGTGATAGTGCCTTATTTGGTGGTAAATCAAAAGCAAAAAGAAAAGCTTTGTCTGCTATAGATAAACGAATAGCAGAAGTGGAAGGCAGAAAAGAAAATATATACCCAGATGCTATGGACAGTTTTAATGCCTCTAATATGGCAGACTGGGGTCAATTACAAAGGTCTGGTACTGGTCAGTCATTAACAATGGCAAATGACAGCAGTAAAAATTCTAACTGGCAGAATATCATAGCTGGTAATATTCAAAAAACAAATGCCTCTTTTAAAAGTGATATTAACAGAGCTGAAGATAGACTTTGGAAGGCTGAAGACCAGATTGATGAATTAGAAGCAACAAGAGCAGATATAGCATAAAGGAATTATTATGGCACAAACAGATGATGTAGGATTTGATTTAGGGTTATCTTTAATAAATGGCTTATTAAAAGCTAGGGCTAATAAAGAAAGCAGAGAAGATAACCAACAACATGAGCTAGACAAGATAGCTTTGGCAGACAGTCTTAAAGGAATTAAAGATAAACAAAACATAGTAATGGCTGATTCTTTGCAAAGAGCTGGAAGTAAAGAAAACCTTATGTTAGAGGATTCTTTAAATACGGAAGGCATTAAGTTGGCAGATAGATTAGCTGGAGATAGACAAACTGTTAGAGACTCTACATTAAATGAATACAATGTATCTAATAGGGAAGATACTCAAAAATTCCAAAAAGGAAACCAAGCAATTTCGATTTTAACTGCTATGTTACCACAAATGGCTAACACTAAAAATGAAGAAATAGATATTAGCATAATGGAAGGTCAAGATAAATATGACCAAATTAGGTCAAAAGTGGGGCAGTTAGAAGAAGCTAAAAGACAAATGTATAACTGGACTCCAAATCTAAAGAAACTAAATAAACAAACTTTGCAGTTTAGAACTGAAAAAGGGTTTCCGTTTAGTGAGTCTGATATGCTAACTGATTATGAAAATTCTAGAGATGAAATAGAAGGAACAGTTATAGAGGCTTTAAAGCTACCAATGAACAACAGAAAGAGAACAAGCGTAAAAGATTTTATTGACACCATGGTTAAGAGAGCTAATAATAAAGACTTTCTTGATGGAGACTGGGGATTCTTTGGTGGAGATGACCCAGATGGAGGACAAGCAAAGGCAATTAAAGAAGAGTTAGAGATTTGGCAAGACTTATTAAGCGATGAAAAAGGAAGTGCTCGATTTTTAGACGATATGTATGGTATTACACCAGAAGAAAGACTGTTTTATCAAACTTGGGGAAGGCAAAAAAGTGGATTTCGTGGTAACAAAATATTAAATACACAAAAAGCAGAAGCTGAGTTAAAGGAACAGTTAGACACATTAATAGAGCAATCACAATAAATGACACCTTTCCAAACTAGGGAAAAACTCAAACAATATCGCTTTAGACCTCAAAATTTCTCAGCAGAAGAAGAAAGAGAACTAGAGCAATATTCTAGACTGTATGGGTTCGTAAAAGACGACCAAGCCATGGAGCTACCAGATAGGGTAGTAAATAGTGGCATTCTATCTCAATTCACATCTGGATTAACTGAAGGTGCTTTGGGGCCAATTGCTATGGGTGGTTGGGCTGAAGACCCTCAAGATGAATTCCAACATATGGCGTATAGTGCTGGTCATTTACTTGGCTTTGCATTGCCTATGCTTGGTAGTGTAGTTACTGGTGGTGGCTCACTCGCATTAAGACTAGGTGCTGGTGCTAGTAAAATTGGTTTATCTAAAGTGGGAGCTGGTATAGGGGCAGTTGGAAAAGGAGCACAAGCAGTTGGTGGAGTAATTAAGAAAACCAAATCAGTTCCTTTGTACGCTGGTGATTTAGCTAGGGATAAAGCCAGAGATATAATGGCTAAAGCTGGATGGGAAGCTGGTAAATATTTACAAAAAAAGGGAGCACCTACTTTAAGTGCCAAGTTGTATGATTCTGCATGGCAAGGTGCTCATTTAGCTGTAGCTAGTGGCGTAAGTGGATTGTGGAATGGAGTTGATGACGAACTAGATAACCTTATTTTTGGCATGGTATCTGGTGGTCTATTTGGTGGTCTAGGAAACTTTATCAATACTGGTAAAATGTTGGTACATCCTAATCCTAAAATATCACAAGCTGGTAAATCTAGAATGTGGAAATACGCTCAAGAAGCTCAAGAAACTCTGTATAAAAACCAAGGAGCTATTATATCTGGAGCTTTAGGTGCTGGATTCCAAGGTGGATATGCACATTTACAAGGTGCTCCGACAGTTACTCAAATATATGAATTACTATTGGGTGGTTTCTTTGGAGCAACTACTCATGGCGTTGCACAGGCACAAGCATCAAAATACTTTAATAAATTCAACGAAAAAGACGAACATGGATTTAAGTATGACATAACTGACATGAGAAAGATGGAAAAAGACGATGATTACATCAATATGTCTCCAGATGCTCAAGATTTAGTTAGAAAAGCTTTTGTAAATCATGTAGGTGAAATGTGGGATAAGGATATTGTTAATAGAACAGTAGACCCAGAAAACGAAGAATCTATAGGTGCTTTATGGTTAGCAAGTAGAATTAGCAGAGGTTATGAAAAAGCTAGAGATAGACAATTTAAAGAAGCTGATAAAATTAAAAGTGCTGACCCATTTGAAGAAGCAAAATTAAAAGCTGAAGCCCTTGATGTGATACCTAAAAGACACAAAAG